TGGGATTATTGGGGACTGTAGTACTTTTGTGGATACTGGAAGTTATTCGCTAAATGCATTGCTATCAGGTTCCATGTATGGTGGGGTTCCATCAAACAAAATTACCTGTTTGGCTGGTTCAGAGTCAGTAGGGAAAACATTCTTTGCATTAAGTATTGCTAAGAACTTTCTTGATGCTGATAAGAATAGTTTGATTTTATTTTTTGAGAGTGAAGGTGCATTGACAACTTCAATGATTACTGATCGTGATTTAGACCCTGATAGGTTTGTCGTGTTTCCAGTATCAACAGTTGAAGAGTTTAGAACACAATGCCTGAAACTCATTGAAGGAATTCCAAAAGAAACTAATGTTATGATTTTTCTTGATTCACTTGGAAATCTTTCTACTAGGAAAGAGATGGAAGATTCAGCAAGTGGTTCTGATAAAAGAGATATGACAAGAGCTCCAATGATTCGTGGAACTTTCAGAACACTAGCATTAAAGTTGTCAACAAGAAACATTCCGCTTATTATTACAAATCACACTTATGATAAAATTGGTAGTATGTTCCCGTCAAAAGAGATTTCTGGTGGTGGTGGAATCAAGTATGCAGCTTCAGTTATTGTTACGCTAGGAAAACGTAAAGTTAAAGAAGGTACTGAAGTTATGGGAAACATTGTTAAGTGCAAACTGGTCAAAGGTCGTTTCACTAAAGAAGAGTCCGTTGTCGAGACACACCTTGATTATCAAACTGGTTTGGACAAATATTTTGGTTTGGTTACTATTGCTGAGAAGTACAATATTTTCAAAAAGGTATCTACTAGATTTGAGATGCCGGATGGAACTAAAGCTTTTGAAAAAACAATAGTGAATAATCCAGAGAAATATTTTACTACTGAAATAATGGAACAACTTGAAGTTGCTGTATTTCAAGAATTTAATTATGGAAGTAGAAAGGTAGATAAAAATGATAATACAGAAGAGGTTGCAGAATAATTTATTAAACTTTATGTGGTTATTGGTAGGTGCTATTGTTATTGGTGGTGTCTATTTATTATCTTATCATGGTGCTGATGATGCTGTGGTAAGTGAATCTAAAAACTTTCTAGAATTTGTGAGGGCAACATTGCGATGATGGTAATGAGTGATAATGATGCAGGAATTACATTTAATGCATGGGTAGTCTATCAGGGTGTTTACGCACACTTTACAAGAGAATATGATTATTTTAAATATAATGGAAAGGGCAATTGGAGTAACATTGATTCTATGCAGAGAAGTTTTTCTAAGCATGAGAGCAATGGTAATTTTTCTATGCAACGAAAGATTTTCAAAGATATAGGAAAGACCTTTACCAACAAGGAAGCTCTTATATTCTTTTATCTTTCACAGTTTACAAATGGTATAATGTATCCATCACGTTTCGATACTGATTTGTATGATGAATATATAGCACGAATGAACAACTTTGATTTCACTATCAAAGAAGATATGAAACAGATTAAAAGATATATAGATAAGTATGAAGTTGATTTCGATGATATCTTTAGAGTTGATGGAATTAACCATCCAGTAATACTTAAGCTAGGTTTATCTAAAACCATTTCATTAGAAACATTTTCTGTGCTTGATATGATATTAGGTTTTGTATCAAATATTGATAACTCTTTAAATGACCCATTATGGAGTGACCATAGTGCATTGGTAAAGAACTATAAACCTTTCCTAGAAGTAGACATAGCAAAACAAAAGAAAATAATAATAGATGTATTGATGAAAGGGTAGTATGCGAACTGAAACATTGATTTTAGAAAATCTAATATATAATGATAACTATTCAAGTATTGTCGGTACTTTCTTGAAGCCAGAGTATTTCAAAGATAACGCAGAGAAACAAGTGTTTATTGAAATACAAAATCACATCACCGAATATAACGCACCTCCCGCAAAAGAAGTTCTTGCTGTTAAGTTAAATAACAGAGAAGACTTGAACGAATCAACATTCAAATCTTGTGAAGAACTCCTCAAATCTTTAACTGCAAAAACTGATGATGAGCAATGGTTGACGGAAGAAACTGAAAGATGGGCAAAGACTCAAGCTGTGTACAATGGTATTGTCCAGAGTATATCCATCATTGAAGGAAAGGACAAACTTCTTTCTAAAGATGCTATACCAGAAATTCTTACAGAAGCATTAGCAATATCATTGGATAAAAGTATTGGTCATAACTATTTAGAGAATGGTGATGACCGTTGGGAATTCTATCACAAGAAAGAATCCAAAATTCCTTTTGACATGGTGATGCTTGACAAGATTACAAATGGTGGTATCTCACCAAAAACTCTTACAGTATTACTAGGTGGAACGGGTGTCGGTAAGACGCTTGTAAAAACTCACTTGGCTAGTCAGTATATTAAACAGGGTATGAATGTTTTATATATTACTATGGAAATGTCAGAAGAAAGAATTGCTGAGAGGGTTGATGCAAACTTACTTGACATTGATATCAACGAGCTTCATATGCTACCGAAAGATACTTTCCAGAAAAAACTTGATAAGTTAAATATTGGTAAGTTGATTATCAAAGAGTATCCAACAGCAGGAGCTCACGTTGGAAACTTTCGTGCTTTATTAAGAGAGTTAGAAATCAAAAAAGGATTTGTTCCTAAAGTTATCATTCTGGATTATCTGAATATCTGCTCATCCAGTAGAGTGAAGTGGGCTGCTAATATGAATTCTTATATCTATATCAAATCCATTGCTGAGGAAGTTCGTGGTTTGGCAGTAGAATGTAATGTTCCTATTATCACAAGTTCACAATTGAACCGTGAAGGGTATTCCAGTTCAGACCCAGACTTATCAAATACATCAGAGAGTTTTGGATTACCAGCTACAGCAGATTTAATGATGGCAATCATAGCAAAAGATGATGGCTCTGGGAGTAATCAACAAATTCTATTCAAACAGTTGAAAAATAGATACAGTGATATTTCTATAAATGCTAAGTTCTTGGTAAATGTTATTAAGAAGAAGATGAAATTGATTGATATTGAAGAGGATGCCCAACCAGCACTAGCAAATGATGGTAGTAATAAATTTTATGATAAGAAGACCGATGCCAATACAGAGTCTAATCCTTACACTTTTAAGGTGAAGCCATCAAAAAGACCAGAGAAGCAGTATGAAGACTGGAAAATTTAAATCTTATAAATAATGATATACTTCAAAAGGGAGAATCTATGCAAGACCTAACTATTTCAGAAGGCTGGTTTAACCGTGATAAGGAAAAAGAACCTGTAATAATGAAAAAGTTATGTGAACATCGTGCCAATACAACAACACTGGATTATGACGTTGGAGTAGAATATTGTAATTTCTGTGGTTCGTTGGGTCATTATAGTGTAGATAAAGATAAAGTAGAGTGGAAACTACCAGAATTTCTGATAAAACAGAATTATAATTGACAGTTTACCGAAAAAGTATTATAAATATAGTGTATGGAAGGTGATATGGAAAACAAAAATATTAAACAAATGTTTGCTGATGTAGCAGAAAAGGCAATCAAACAAAATAAAGATGTAGGAGAAAATTCTATCTTGCGTATCAAGATGGCCACCAATATAGACCATTATAAAATATGCCCATTCAGATCATTGAATGTGGACGAATGCCCACTTTGTAAAATAGCTAACCTATAGAGAAACTATGAAAACTTTTAAGAAATTTATAGCAGAAGAATTATTGAGTGAATTGACTATTTCTCCTGATTATAAACAAAAAAATGAATTTAATCCTTATTATACTTTAGATGATAATGTGATAAAATCAACGGAAGAATTTCTTGATAATACACATATTGATGGTGTTGATGAATATGATGAGATAATGTTTCAGAATGTTGATTCTGGAAAGGGAAAACTTGCTATTGATTTTGGTGGAAAATATATTTTTCAAATAGTTCTTTTGGTTAGTGATAAAAAGGTTTCAACGAAATACTTTATTAAAACTACTAAGTCTACAGTAAAATCACATTACGGTCAACAATCAAGAAAAAATTCCACAGCTTCTTCTGATGTAAATGAGTTTTTGTCTTTGTACTTTTTAAAAAATCCTACCAAATCAACTGCTTTTGAATGGATGAAAGAAGTCGGTGGTTTAACTGGTGGAACGGGTGTTTATAGAGGTGAGGGTGACGAAGTAACTTATGAACATTTAAAAGAGTTGTTGGATGCAGATGATACAGCAGAAAGAGATATAGAAATAGGTCTTAATAATGCTAAAGAAGTAAAAAAAGATTTAGGAAAAAGTTGGAGTAAATTATATTGGACTCCCAGAGGAAAGCCGGATGGTATTAGTAAAGGAAATCCTTCAGATGTAATAGTACAATTAAAAGATGGTAGTTACATTGGTTATTCAAACAAGATTGCCTCTGGAAAAGATGTCACACCAAAATTTAATACAAATATTTGGGCATTTTTTAGTAAGTTGGGAAATAATAAATTTATCAAAAATAGTATTTCTTGGATGGATGACGCATGGAAAACTGCTGAAGGAACTGTCCCGAAAAAATTAAAAAAATCAGTAGCTGCATTAAATAGATTTGATATTACAAAAGAAAAACCATCTGAATCTTCTTCTAAAAGAGGATTTGCTGATATAGCAAAAACTTTTATAAAGGATAAATTAAATTTTTATGGTGAAGATTTTTATCATATTTATAGAAATGAACTTATTAAAAATTTAGGTAGTTCTTTAAAGAAATCTAATAACCTAGTATATTTTTTAAATACTATTGCTTTTTATACGTTTGATGATCCTAATACAACTCCTTGTCCTTATAAGTTATTAATAGGAAGCACAAATGGTTCTATTTTAAAAGATGTTAGTACTAATGAAGATTTAAGAAATCTTTTATTGAATAAAGATAGTTCTAAATTAAAAGCTATAAAGTTCGAGTATGATGGTAAATCTCAACAATTTAAACTTAAATTCAGGTATGAAGATAAAAATATAAATATTCCAATAACTTGTAGAACGAGAGCTGCAGGTGGATGGCAAGGAAAATCTTTGTTTATCACTACTCCGGGTGTTGAAATAACATAAGTCTTAAACCCTTTAGAAACAACAACTTAATGATTTCTCTTGACATATAGATAAATGTATGGTATAATAGTAGTATAAAATAAAAAATGGAAAGTATTTCATTGTAACACAGTCTCTTTTAAATAAAGTCCCTAAAATAATAATACAGTAGCTCATTTTGAAGCTAATAATAGAACAGGGTACTAGTCAGATAAAATAAAAGTTGCAATGGAATCTTCCGATTTTACAATTCTTAAAGGCATCAATAATTGAAAACATTTAAACGATTTATAAAAGAAGGCGGTAATGCTGTCAAAGGTGTTGACCGTATTAATCAGGAGAATGTTGCTGATACTTTGAAATCTATTTCAACTGGTATTATTAAGGTTCTAAAGATTACAGATAAAGATACAGGTCTACTTGGTTCAACTGGTAAGAAGAAACCAGGCGGTTCATCTGGTGACATTGATATGGCGATTGATGCAAATAAAGTTTTACGAGCAAATGGTATTAAAGTTGCTGATGAACTATTTGATTTCATTGCAGACAAGGTAAAGAAGATTTCTAAGACCACAGTTTCCAATAAGGGAACGGGTGTAATCTCACTTGAATGGCCAATTTCAAATGTTGATGGTAAACAAAAAAATAAAAAGGTTCAACTTGACTTGATGATTGTTGATAACCTAAATCTTGCAAAGTTTAATTTCTGGAGTCCAGACGAAGAGCAGTCAAAGTGGAAAGGTATTTATAGAAATATTCTATTAACATCTATGGCTTCTGCAATGGATTTTGAGACACTTGAAAAAGGATTTGATGCAAATGGTGAGGAAGTCCCTGTTTTATTCAAAAGAAATTTTATTGATATGAAACGTGGGTTGATGCGTGGACTACAGACAAGAGTTGGTAAAACTGGTAAGATATTTGCAAATGGAAGAAAACAAACAATAGAAACTAAAATTCTTGAAAATCAACCAGAA